CGTGCGAATCGACGGCATAGCGGAACGGCCAGGTGTTTGCCAGGCCTTGCGCGCTGTAGTTTAGGTTCTCCACGAGCGCCGTGAATCCGTTCGATTCGACACCTACGTTAGCCAGGAACGAAGCGAGTCGCGCCGCGCTATCGCTGACGCCGAACTTGTCGCACGCGTCTTGGAGCGGAGCCAGCCACAGCGCGGCGTTCGCGTCCGTGCAGCCGGTTCCTGTGGTGAGCATTGCTGCGGTGAGTTTCATAAGTTCTCCTTAAGCGCCTGTGTACATTACATACGACAGCGCATAGTATGGCGGCGTAATCGACAGAGCCGTGCCGCTGCCTGTGTTGTTGGTCGTCGCGGTGATGCCTGTGGAAGCAGCGAAGTTGGAGATGTTGGCGTTTTGCGCGACGACAGAGACTCCCGTTCCATTGGAGAAGATGCCGATGCCGGTCCCAGCGTTGTTCGTAGTACCTTGGAAAGAGAATGCCTGTCCACCACCGCCAAGCCCGTTGCCGCCTGCGCCGCCGATGACGACAAAGTTTCCGCCTGGCGCTGTGTGCCCGTGACCAGGATCGCTGACTGCGTGCGCGTGACCAGGATCGCTGATGCTGTGTCCGTGCGGCGCTTGGTTGATGCCGTGCGTGTGCGTCGGATCGCTGATGTTGACGACGTGGTTGTGCGCCGGAAGGTTGCCCACTGCGATGGCATACGAAGTCGCGCCGCCAGAACTCCCCAACGCGTACGTGCTGCCAGCTCCAGCGATGAAACGGTTGCGCAGATCAGGCGTTCCGTTCGCGCCGTTGCAGAAGTGCCAACCCGGTCCCCACGCGGCCTGCACCGCTGCTTCGGTTGCCGTACCGCTCCACATGCGCACTTCGCCAACGACAAACTGCTGTGCGTTCGCCCAGATTTTCCACGCGGTCCAGCTACCGTTTGTCGCGCCGCGCATAAACGCGAGGCCGTTGCGGTCGCGGAAGAACTGGGTGACGTAAGTCGCCCCTGCATTCAGCCACGTGGTGACTTCGAGCATGCCCGCTGCAGCCGCGTTGCCGCCATTCGACGGCGTGTGCGGCGAACCGGTGACGACCGCATCCGACTGGAACTGGAAGGTGCCGCTGGCAGTGAACGTGTTGAAGTCGGTCGCGGCTGTAACCAGCAGACTGCCTGGGCCATTCGGACCGCCAGACGGCATGGGGATATTCTTGATCATCTCCCCAGAGCCTTGGATATACTCCCAATTCACACTAGAACCCGGCGTAGCGGTGTTGCCCGATACCAGGCTGCGGTACGGTACAGGAACGCCAGAGCCGTTTGGAAATACCACTTCTGCCCACTGGGCATAGCCCCCAGGCATGTTGTTGTACCAAGGCGGTCGGTTCGATACCTGCCACGCCTGCATGCCGCCAGTCAGCGCGTTGAACAGATAGTTCTGAATACCGCGCTCGACGGCCTTGGCTTGAGGGTCGCCAGCCGTGAGGTTAATTTCATAGTCAGGCGTGTAGCCTGTGAGATAGTTCACAAACCCGTTCGGGTCCGTTGCCGGTACAACCGATTGATCACCGGACGCGGCGAACGGGGTGACAATGAGCGGGGGTGCCATTGGTTAGGACTCCTGGACGACTGTGTAAGCGATTCCCGCACACTTCGGCATGATGCCGTATTGCGGTGTATTCATGATGTTCAAGAACTGGGCTGAGAGGCCCATGTTCGCCCCAATACGATACTCCATGTACATTGTACGCGTAACCGGCGCGACCGTGAAAGGCTGTGTCGCAGCCATCGTGGCGTCAGTCAGGTAGAAGTACCGCTTTCCTGGGAAATCCCACGGCTCGCCACCGTTGAAGATGTAGGCGAGCATCTGGTTGATCCATTGCTGCCGACCGTTCGAAACGAGCGCGGCGTAACGAAGCTGGCACGCGAAACGAACCTCAGACAACAGGCCAACGGTGTTCTTTCCGCCACCGAAGAAGTTGAAACCAATCTCGTTGAAGTTCGCGGAGTCGGTCGGAACCAAACTGAACGAGGTCGCAACGCCGTTGCCGGTTCCGAACTTGCGAGGCTGTTGTACGATCAGTGATTGGCCAGTCTCGTTGCTGACGACAGTGCCGGTCCAAGTCAGCGCCGCGTTATTTGCTGGTGCGCTGGTGAATGCTATCGAACCGGTGGTGTCGTTTATGGTGTAATTCGCACTCGGAACGACCACGCCAGCGGCATAGATGACCGGCGATCCTGAGAAGGTGAAAGGCGCTGTATTGCCACCCCCATCCAGGTAGTTGCCGCGCTGCGCACCGTAGGCGAACGCGTTTGTGTTCGGCTCGAAGTTGAAGATGGACAGCGGAATTCCGAGAATGATACACCACACGACGAGGCCGAACGCGTTGGCGGTTCGCAGATCAAAAATGTTCTGCTCCCATTGCGCCCAGAATTGATCGTTGTACTTAGAATACCACGCGGCCTTCTGCTGGATTATCGACTGAATGTTGGGTGCGTTGTTCTGCAACCACTTCAGCGAGCGCGTAAGGTCTGTGTTGTACGGAGTCATCGTCATACGAGGTTCACCGTGATATTGCCGACCTGGAGGTTGGCCTGCTGAAACTGGCTTAGAACCACTTCATACGAGTACGCGCTGGGAAACGAAGGCGCAGGCGATCCGGCTGGCACGCAGGCGACCTGGCACGACTTAACGTAGAGGCCAGGGTACTGACGCGCGACCGAACCGGACACTTCGAACGCCGAAACATCAGCGCTGACGACGAATCCGGCCTCACCCTGCTCCAAGCCTTGCGCGTACTCCAGGATGGCTTGCTGGATAGCCGCCTGACCAGGAGATTGCGTTGCCGTTTGGTGCACGGTGATGTTGACGTATGCGTCAAGCATGATCGGCGTAACGTACAGTATGTTGTACAGAAGGCCGGTCGTAGGATCAGGCGTCGGCGTACCGTTCGGAGAGTTAACGGGCGTGCCCATCCCTGCCGCGCCGAAGTCCCACGACATACCGCTGTTGCGCGCGGCGTAGATGGCTGCTGCGACGGCGGAAGGGGCGGGCGTACCGGCAACGCAGATCCACAGCGCGTTGGGCTTCGTGAACGTGACGCCTTGAACGGTCGTTATCGTTCCGGTGTCGTTCTCGACAACCATCACGGACGTGACGTTGGGTACGTCCAGCAGGTTTGCCGCGACCGCTTGTGCCGATGCCGTACCTTGGAGTGCGAGTTGCTGGTTGCGCTTGTTCTTCAGCTGAGGATCGTTCGCTTGCGTCGATCCTGGCGTGATTGTGCTGGTGACGGTGCACGCGGCGCTTCCCCAGCCAAGCGTGCCGTCCAAGATCGTCATCGCGCCGACCGGAAAGGGGATGAAGCCGAACGCCTGCGATTGGAACGTGCCTGTGGCGGTGCCGCCAGATGGAATTGTCACCGCAGTAAGCAACGAGAAGATGTCGCCGTTGGGTGTTTGGATGCGCGAGCCAGCAGGGATAACGGTATCCGTATTGCCGCCCAGCGCCACGCCTTGGACCACGGTCGATTGGTTTGTGCCGCGACCGATGCCGAGAAGCGCGCAGACGGCATCCAGGAACGTGCCATACGCCAGGTTCGGGTTCTGCATGTTCGCGAGGTCAGCGTTGTTCTTCATTACGCTGGTGCGTGCAGTCGTTTCTGACGCGATCATCGTGCCCTGCGGCGTGCTCGCGTCCACATCGAGCGTAGCGCCGAACGCCGTCTGCCATTCGCCTTCAACGTCCGTCAAGAGATCGGTCGTGTCAATTGCGATAGTGCCGGTGTTTAGAAGGAAAGTGTAGGCTGCGCTCATGAAATCATATTCCCGCTAGTACGTGAGCCAGCACCAGAACTGATGTGGCCGTGGGTGGCGACGACAATGCCGTTGATCGTCGTGTTTGCCGGAAGGGTCACGCTGCTGGAGCCGCTGCCGCTTGCGTTGAAGCCGCCGTTGACGGTCGTCGCGCCGGTAATCGTTGCATTCTGCTGAACTGTTAAGTTGCCCTTAACGATCACGTTGTTTGAGAACGTCGTGGTTGGCGTGGTCACGTTGACTGCGGTCGGCGCTGTGATGTTTATCGTGCCTTCGTTGATCGCGATTCGCGTGGTGCCGTCCGTCGATTGCAGCACCATCGCATTGGCGTCAGCACCGTCGATGGTGTAGTTGCGGAAGACGTCAGGGATGAACCACGAGTCAGAAAACTTGTGCTTTCGCAGCGTATTAGGGCGCGCGGCAGACAGGCTCTGCAGGAACAACGAGAGGTCGCGATCAGCCGCGAGGATCCATCCAAGGTCGCCTTGCTTGAGCGGAAAGCTGATGTGGAATCCGCCACCGCCAAGTGACATCACAGGAACGTCCGCGATGCGATTGCGCATGCGCGTGTTGTCGCTGACATCGAGAATCATGATCATCGGCTGGACCGTCGCGATGTTCTTTGTGCGGTCGAATCCAATCACCGATGCCGGAATTAACTTGTCCGTATTCAGGCCGTGCATCTCGAATAGGGCCATCATCGCAGCAGGCAGGCTTTTGGCCTCTCCTGGCGCTTGATTGACGATGGGCTTACTCTGCAGGTCAGACATTAAGGACTCCGATTGAACGGCCTATTATAAGCGGTGAAGGCCACTGCCAACCGTCACCGCTTCTTCGTCGCGGCCTCATTCGCGAGTGCTTCGTTCACGCCTTTCGCCACCATCACGTCAAACATCTTGAATGCGTCTTCCAGCGAGTAGTACTCTTCAAGCTCGCGCAGTGATGCCACGTCTTCCTGGATGAGTTGCGCCGCGAGAGGGTCGATGTGCGACGACTCCTTGGGCTTGCCGCCTGCCGTGAATCGAGACGGAATCTTCACGCCCTTCCAGCCACCGGTGAAGCCAAAAGAGAACTCGTGCACCATCCTTAGGACGCCTTGCAAGACGAGACGAGGCGCGAGGATGAATGCCTTGTCGATGACCAGACGGTTAATCACGTCGCGCGAATCGAGCCTGACCCACTGGCCATCTTCCATCGCGTAGGTCAGGCGAAGGCTTTCAATTGGGTTGATGGTCGCGGCCTGGTCCATTATTTCAAGCGCTGGCATGGCCGCGAATTGCGTCGTTTTGTAATCGACGCCGAACAGACTGAAGTGCTTGGTTTTCGTGGCCATATTAAGCGGGCGGATTGGCGAACGCGTGCACGTAAAAAGGCACTTCGCGACTCGTCAGGTCATAATCGATGGAAGACATAACAAACGTCTTGTTCAGGCTCGGATTCATCTTGGACTGAAGTGCTACGGCACCCGCCAGCGTCAGTTGGGGATCGAACAGCGCCTGGAATTCCACGCCCCACTCCGTCCACAGCGGCGTACCGATGAATTCGGACACCGTAACGATCTGTGCCGTGGAGAGAATCTTGTTGATGTCCTTGACGTACAGAATGTTGTTGTCGATGAATGCCGCGACGTTCGGACGGTAGGCGTTTTGGATATCGATGAGCAACGCGCCTGCTATATGCGTGGAAGCAGACGGATTGTTGATCTGAACGTTGTCATACGAGGTCTCACACTGGACGCTGCTGACGCCCATCTGCGCTGCCGCCCATTCGACGTACTGCTTGAAGGTCGGCGTGGTCGGTGCCGGTTCCGTGATCCACTCCGTCCGGTTCAGCTGCTGCGAATAGCACTCGATTCGGACGCCGATATTTGGCGGTGCCGATACCGGCGTGGCTGTAACGACCTGACCTGCGAACACTGTGGTTGAAGTGTTCTGGTTGGCCGTCGAATAACCAGCCTGAACGTTCACGTTGACGTAGTTCGACAGCGCGCCAGGTTGACCCGTTTCGATCTGACGCTTGTTCCATGCGGTGAACTGCGAAAGCAGCGCCTCGCGGAGATTTTGACTCAGGTTGAAGACGTCAATAGAGCACGTGTTCTGGACGGCCAGCGCATCCTTGTGGATACGGATGCGCAAATCCAGCGACTCGTCCAAAACGACATCGCCAGATTGCATCGAAAGCGTTACTTTGAGGTTGCGAGTTCCCAGCGGCATTATCCCTTGACTCCAGTTGAGAAGTTGTACAAGAGATCGTTCATACTCTTCGTCAGCTGCTTGTTGACTTCCTCACCAACCGCCTTGGGATCGGTCGCGCCGTTCACGTTGATGATAATCGGACGTTCTCCGACCGTGCGTGATTGATCACCCGGCTGCTGGCGGCCAACGACTTCCGCTTGATACTGCCGCATGAGGTCCAGGCCGCGCGACTGGTCACGCAACTCGGTCTTCAGCTTGGCGTAGTTCTGTGCCGGCATACCACCAACGGAAAGCTGGCGCTGCAGGTCGTAGATGTGGTTGCTGATACCGGCCTGAATCTGGCGCGTGGCCCAGCCTGCGTCGCCTTGCGTAACGCCACCGCGCTGGATCTGATCGAGCGGTACGCCCAGATACGTCGCCACCGACTGCTGAACCTGCCGGACATTCATCTTCGCTCTGCTCTCGCCAATACCGCCAGAGACGCCACCGTACGCCGCACTGATCTTGCTGACATAGTTCGGGTCACTATTACCGCTGTAACCACGAAGCGCGGCTTCTACGTTGCCGTGATTGCGCTGCAGGAACTCAGAATAAATCCTTGCGCCAACGTCGATGTTTGTTTGCGGGTCGCGGTAGTCCTTCAAGCCATACGCCTTCTGGTTGCCGCGCGTAATCTGCATGAGGCCACCAGCGCCAGTCGGACTGACTGCGAGAGGGTCGCCTTTGGACTCCACGTGCATAATCGCTGCCAGCATCTGAGGATCCAAGCCGTACTTTTTGGCGGACTGGCTGATGAAGTTCGCATAATTGTTTCCCTGCCAGTTATTCGATCCCCCGCCTGACAGAGAGCCATTAGAACTGGATCCTGGAAGGCCAGCGGCCTTGCCTATCTCCCCAGCCCACGCAGCCCAGGCCTGTTGAATATTGATGGCTGAAGAGAACGACTGGACGGCACCAGCGAACATATTCACTGCCAGGTTCATCTGATTGGCAGTTTGGAGTCCTTGCTTGTTCGTTGCGTCCATCTTATCAACGGCAGCATCGCGTTTGTCCTGGTCCTTCTTCGCGTCAGCCTTCGCCTTGGCTTCGTCCGCTGCTTTCTTCTTGGCATCACTGCTTGGGCCAAGGATCATGTCCAAGAACTTGCCGGCAACTCCCCACTTGTTATCGTCGGTTTTGCCCGCGAAGTAGTCGCCATTGATCAGGCTGAACAGGCTCTTCGCGTTGCCGAGTCCACCGGCTGAATAGTTGCTGGCGGTGCCGATCTTATCACCGGTTTTCGTCAGCGTCTTCGGGAGAGCGTCCGCGAGCGCCTGCATGACCTTAACCAGCTGCGACATCAGCGGCAAAAGCGGCTCTGCAAGTTCGTTCGATACTTCGGTGAACTTCTCTTTCAGCTTCTGAAGCTGATCGTTGAAGTTGGACAGACCTTTTTCTGCGTTCTCGCGCTTGGTGATTTCATCACCGGTCATCTCGGTGATCTTACCGATTGACGGGCCAAGTTTTTGGAGCGTCAGCAGCCAATCCTGATTCATTCCAGTTGCCTTGGCAATGCCTTGCACGTCGCCGCGCGACTTGCCTTGAAGGCCGGATGCCAGCTGCTGCATCTCTTCGTTCAGGCCGGTCGGCGTCTGGCCGCGCTCGCCGACATTGACTCCGAGCATGCGCATAAGCCGCGCCTCGCGACCTAGGCGGGAAGGGTCGGCGTAGGCGCTATTGGCCATGCCAGCGAATGTCTTAACGCCTTCGGCGGCGGCGTCGCGGTCCAAGTATCCGCCTGAGCCCTTGACGAACTTACGCTGGTACTCTTCCATTCGGATGGACGAGACTCCCAGCTGCATCCCTTCGGAGCGTTGGCGGTTGTATTGCTCTCGAAGGTCCATGACCATCTTGACGCCGAGAGCAAGCGCGCCAAGTGCGGCTGTGGCCACGGCGAATTCCGCGCCCATCGCTTTGACGGCACTCGATACCGCGTTGACGCCTGGGACAAGCCGTCCAAGTTCGCTGGCGGCATCACCGGCAAACTTCTTCACGTCGCTCGCGCCTTTTGCAGCCTTCGTGCCGACACCACTCATCTTGTCCTGCAGCTTCTCCAGCCGCGAGACAGAATCCTTTAGGTCAACTTGATACTGCAGAACGAACTTGTCCAGATCGTCAGACATTACTGCTCCTTATTCACCATCTGGAAAGCGGGTCCAAGCAGCTGCGAGCACTCGGCAACGAACGCCGTGGCCATTTCAGAGCCTGCCTTGGCCCAGTAGTGCGGCTGATCAGCGTGCGTCTTGGGATCGATACCGTTTTGGCGCAGCGTCTCTTCGAACACCGTCTGGATGTTTTGCCACGACATTAGATGGTTGTCGATGACCGCAGGAACGTTCAGCGGCAACTCGCGATCATCGATGATCACTTTGGAATACGAAAGGACTTCGAGCGTATAGCCGCGCCGGAACTCTTTGTCAGAACTTGCCGCGAATTCGATGAAGCGCTGCTGAATATCCCAGCCGTCAAGCGCAGGGAAGTGGCCGATGGAGATGGATTTTACTAGGCCGGTCGGCGTCGTGATTTCAATGTTCATGTGAAGGTCGGAAGGCGGTCCAGGTTGCAATATTATGACCGCCTTCCGTGTACTACTGACGCGCAGACTCGCGCCTCTGCTGATTACATTTGTACCGGCGGCAAACCAGGCAACGCGTTTCCTGCCTGCAGCCAGCGGATGAAGTCTTGGAAGTCGGTGTTGTTGAAGTCAAGCGGGATATACGCACCATCCGAACGCAGGACGTTGCAGGCCGGAAATGCAATGATAAGCGTGTAAGTGAACATATAGCACTCCTAAGTTAAAGTTCAACTGAATTCTGAAGAGTCGCCGTCACCGATCCAACGGTTGTCTGAGCAGTGTACGTTATTGCAACGCCTGCTGCAGAAGATGCTTGAAGCGAGTTGAATGTTGCAGCAGAGGCCGATCCGCTATAAACTGCATTAACAACAGTCGAACTCGGTATGCCGCGCATCGTTCTTGGGAACGTTATGGTTGTGGATGCGATGGTGCCTGCGGACGATAGAAAGACATCGACTCGGTATGAATTGGAACTGAAGTAGCGTTGGCAAAGCGCAACCTCCGTTTCTATCGGGCGATGCTTGAACGGGGTTGAGATTGACCCGCCTTCGAGTTTAAGTTCAGTCATCGCAATGGTCGCGCCGACTGTCGCCGACCATGGAACCGTTCCGGTGGTTGCGATGAAGTTTCCTGCCTGCCACGCGGCGCTCGCTGTACCGCTGAATGTTCCGCTGTTCTGCGCTCCGATCCACACCACCAAACCGGTCGTATTATTGCACGGTATGGTTGCGCCAGCAGGAATTGCTGGAACGGATATCGTAAATAGCTGCGGCGTGTTAGCGGCGGCGACTGTGATGGTTGTAAGGTATGTGAAGGCGCTTGCAGCGTCGATCAAAGCGACAGCGTAAGTGCCGGCAATACTGGCTTGAAAGATGAAGCTGATCGCAACAGGCTGGCCGACCAAATCATATACATCATAACCTTCGATACGATAGTTAAATCCACTCCAAAAATTAGTGCCGGTTATGCTGGTGGCAGCTGCGGTCGCCGTCTGAAGCACCGCAGGCTTAACGATTCCACCGAATGTGATGGTTGAAGCGGATTGCGTGACCGTACCGCCAGCCGCGCTGTTTGACACCCGGAAACGGTCAGGCCCACCGTATCCATTCACGTTGTTGGTAGCGACGATGGATACGCGTTGCTGCACGCGGCAGCCACCATTAATGATCCGATTATCGGACAGCAACGAAAACGGATTCACGTTGCCGGTATCATACGGCGTGTTGCCGTTGAATACCGGGCGCACGCTCATGGTCTGCAGCGCGGCCCACGTATTCGCGCCGTTCAGAAGAGGAACGGTTGCGCCGCTCGTGCCGGTATTCTGCGTTGCGGCAGTCCCAAGTCCAAGATTCGATCTGGCAGTGGGAATGCTTGCGACGTCAGACAGGTTATTTGCCTTGAGCAATACACCAGAAGTCCCGGACGTTGCCTGCGTCGTGCCGTCTGCGAACGTAAGTATGCCTCCAGCGGACAATGTCAAGCCACCGACCGTGGCGACTCCCGTAACTCCGAGCGCGCCGCCCACGTTGGCGTTTTTGGACACGCCTAAGCCACCGGCAACTGTAGCCGCGCCGGTCGTTGCGCTGGTGGATTGCGTCGTCGCCGTAACAGCCGCGCTGCCGGTAGTCGTCGTTCCAGTAACGCCGACATTTCCGCCAACGTTGACATTCTTTACGACGCCAACACCGCCAGCGACCTTAACCGCGCCGGTCGTCGTGCTGGTGGAATCGGTCGTTCCGGATACAACGACCGCGCCGCCAACTTGAACGTCGCCCCCAACGCCTACGCCACCAGCGACCGTTGCCGCGCCGGTGGTTGGCGAAGTCGTCGGCGTCGTGCCTGAGACGTTGAAGCTGGTCAGACCGGTGACCGAGCCGCCAGTGATGTTCGCGGCAGCGTTGTCGGTCTTCGCGTCAAGCGAAGCGTTGAGCGCAGCTGCGGTGAGAATCTGCCCTGGTGTATAGCTCATAGTTTGCTTGAATCAAGAGTGAATAGGCCACCAATCGAATCGATAAGCGCACCGGGCGTTGGTATGGACGGAAAATTAACCGCAGATGAAACGGCCTTCGTCAACGTCGCCAGCGGAACGACGCTAGGCGGCGACTGGATGCTTACTCCGTACACCGAAGCATCGGCGCTTTGTGATGGCACAAATCCAGAATTGGCAGGCGGCTGCGCTTGCTCAAACGTCATGATGACGCGAGTGGCGGACAGCATCTCACCGGACTGCTCCAGATCGAGCGACGTCAATGCTAAGAACGCCGTAATAATCGACTTGGTGTTGATCGATATTGTAACGGTTTCATCCAGGAAGGTCGCGATAATGTCCTGGACCGTCGAGATGTTATCACTCAGCGCCGTAATGCGAAGGCGCGAAGGCTGGATGATCTTCACGGCCTCCAGATCAGCCGCGAGAACGGACTGGTACGTGGCGGAATCGGTCGTGCTGCTATTCGCCATTGGCGCATCTGTGTTGCTGCTGCCGCTTTGAATCTCGACATCGACAATGCCGAGATCAGCCCAGACGACTTCGTTTGTCACCTCATTCGTCGCGATGAATGACGGCTTGCTGAGAAGGGTCGAGAGGATCGAATTGGCCATGTCACAAACCCGTATTCGAGATCACGCGCTGCGCCAGTTGCTGCGCAGTCAACGCGGCGCTATTAACCGCGCTCTGTGCCGACTGGAGAGCCGTGTTTACGGTCTGTATGCCCTTGTCCAGAAGGGAAGAGTCTGCCGGTTGCTCTGTGACGGGACTAGCCGCGCCAGATTGCCTCAGCAGCTGCTTTAAAACGATCCGTACTGGGTTCGCAGAGATAACATCAGGGGTTTGCTTGATCGCGTTCTCTTCAGCCATCGTCTGGTCCATAACGATGCCCTTGGACGTGACTTTGTAGACCGAGTCCCGATCCAGGATCAGCGCGTTGACGAGCGCTAGATCATTCAGAGTCTCGCAGAATGCGTCGATCTCCACATAGGCCGGTACGATGATTCGAGCGTCCACGATGCTTGTTCCGTCTTCGCGCATATGGCGAAGAGCGCGAGCGCGAAACTTGAAGCTGACCTTGACCACCTTCAAGTTCGCGGCAGCGTCGATGCCTGTCTGGCTGTTGACGACAGTCAACGATGCCTTGCCCAGTATCGTGGAAAGAACTGTTGCCGGCATTTATAGAAGCGCCAGGCCAGCACGCGCGACCGTTGCCGAGAGTTCGGTAAAACTCTGCGCGCCAGCGAACGTTCCGAAGACGAAATGGTAGGCGTTGCCCTTCTTCCGTCCATTGGACGTGATGCTGTCTGCGAGCGCGCCGCTGAGGATGCCACCACCAGAGAGGATCACACGCCCACCGTCCGGATACGTAATGATCATCGTGGTCGTGTCGGGCAGCGGCAGGAGGTGCGGCGACGACTTGCGCGCCTGCATGAGAATCTTCAGGTTGATATCGTCGTCGGTGTTCGGAATGATGCCGACCGACAGAAGGACAGGAGAAGTCTTGTCGAAGATGAAGATGCTGCCGTCATACAGCCTCTCATATCCTGACACTTCTACTTCTTCGACGGTCAGCGGGTCTTCGTCGTCAGCGAATGAGGTGAGTTGGAACCCCACAGGAAAGCTGCCTGTGGATATGACGGTGATACCGGTTCCAAACGCGCTGACGTCGATCATACGTTGTCCTTACTTTGCTTCTTCGGCAGGCGCAGCGGATTCCGTCGTGGTCGTCGGATGCTGTACGACTTCAGGCGCAGGGCCGGTTGCGGTGATCGGATGCGAGAGTGCGCCGTTCACAGCGGCTTCTTCAACGACAACAGGCGTAGCGCTCGCGCGAATCGTGATTACGCCGTGGCCGGTTTGGATAGCAGGCATGGAGACTCCTTAAGGTGTTGATGTCGAACTGACTGAGACCGGTCCATAGATCGTATGGACATCGGCCTCGTAATCAAAGTGTTCGCCGTCGATGGTTATGTCCAGAGTCTTGATGCTTAGGACATCAGGACATTCCAGGATGTTGGTCGAGAGCGATTGCCGCGCGGCGTCGTAGTCCGGTTGCGGCGTGAAGATCGTGCCGAAGTAGTCAACGCCGTCGCCAG